TGGCTCTCCGGTTGATCTCAACCTGCTGGTGGCGAACCTCATGGGTGGCGTGGCTGTGACCATCACAGACCTCATCGCTGCACTGTTCGGTTCGCTCTCGAACTCCGTCGGTACCAGCGGCGTGGACGCCTCCGTGGACGATTTCTATGACGCCCAATATCAGCTCAACTCGTCCCTGGTGTCGGGCAGATACACCTTCGTTGGGCATCCAGTCCAGCTAAACGATTTCAGGTCCTCGCTTCGAGGGGAAACCGGCGCGATTCAGTTCCAACCGGCAACGGCGGATATGCTCGCATCGAAGGGCTCTGGTTATCAGGGCTCCTGGAACGGGATCGACATTTGGCAGTCGGACTCCTGCGCTTCCAGCGGTGGAAACCGTCAAGGCGCGATGTTCGGTGAGAACTGTTTCGCCTATACCGAGGCCCCGGTCTCGCTCATCCAGGGACACATCCCCGCGTCTGACATCCTCGTCAACGCTGGCGAAATCCTGGTCGAGCTGGTCCGCGATGCCGCTGGTGGCGAGACCGCCGCACTGGCCCATTACTACCCGGCAGTGGCCGAGCTTGAGGACTCCCGCGGAGTGCTCGTGGCGACTGACGCGTAACCCCATCGGGGGCGCCTGGCTGGCCTGGCTGGGCGTCCCCACCCCACCCTAAGCAGGAGAGAGACCTATGGCCTTCGCCCCCAGCATCAAGCTCACCACGCCCCAGAAGGAGCAGAGCCCTGTCGCAGTACAGCGCGGCCTGCCCAACAATCACCGATACCGACCAGCTCCCCGCTTCGTGTACGTCCACTACCCGACGAACTGGGAGTTCGACCTTGTCGAGGGCTTCGTGCCCCGGCTCTCGAAGATCGTGGCGAAGCCTGGCGTGAATGGCGTAGGCGAGAACATGAGTCTGACCGGCACTCTGGCCCACCTGTCGGCCAAGGGCGCCACCTACATCGACCCCAAGGACATCCGCCTGGAAGACTACCAGGACTATGTGCGCTACTACGAGTGTGATGGCGGCGCGAAGTGGTACGTCGATTTCTGCGATGAGGCCACCGTCCTTCCGAATGGCGAGCTGCTCTGGAATACCACCGAGGTCGGGCCGGCCTTCCGCGCCTTCCAGGCCAAGATCAGAGACAGCGGCATGATCGAGGAGATGCACTACGAGGTGTACCAGAAGTTCCTGGCGAGAGAGCGCAGGCGCAACGACTCCCTGCTGGGCCGAGCCGAGCGAAACCCGCACCTCCTCAAGCGTGCCGAGCGCAGCCAGCAGCGCATGGAAGCCATGGAGGTCTGGTGGGAGAACCAGCGCAACAACTTGGCTGCTAAGGTCAAGGCCAAGCGAACCACGAAGAAGAAGACGCTGAAAACTCCGGTGGAGGTCTGATGGCGACAACGAAGGCAAACGTAGTCACGGCTCGACGCCTGCTGAAGCGGGCTCTCCATAGCCTCGACCAGGCCAAGCTCACAGGCGACAAGGCCGACCGAGACGCCGCGGGCTCACTCGCTGCCGATGCGGCGAAGACCCTGGGCCACAAGGCACCCGCCAAGAAGGCGCCGCCGAAGAAGGCCCCAGCCAAGAAGGCGAGCAAGTGAGCGGCGGCGGCGAACGCCAAGGCCAGCGCGAGACCATGGACCGCTTCGTGAAGAGCCTGGTCAAGCACGGCAACTCCACCGAATACGCGAAGAAGAAGGCGCGAGAGTGCGCCATCAGATCAGACCGTCGCGAGGACTCCAAGAAGACACGCTAACCCACCAAACCAAGAGGTTGAAATGGCATCATTTACCGGGAAAAACCCCTTCATCATTCCGCGGCCCCAGCGCTATCCTGGCGGCTTCAATGCCGAGACCCTGACCGGCACACACACCCTGACCTATCAAGACTCGCAGTTCCAAGCGCTCGACCCGGGTGGTGCAAGCCGAAACCTCAACATGCCCGCAGCCGGATCACGCCTTGGGCATTTCTTCTGGATTGCCAACAAGGCGAACGCAGCCGAGACCCTCTACTGCAACCAGGCGGATGGCAGCACCACGATTGTCAACATCGACCAGAATGAGGCCGCCCTGGTCTATGCCACTGCGGACGGCGCCGCGTCTGGTACGAGTGGCTGGACCCTTTTCGCCGTCTTCACCATCGCCATCTCTTAGGCTGGCATGGCAAGCGATACCGTCTATCAAGCGACCTGGAAGATGCCCTCGCTCATCGAGCAGGGCAAGGACCAGTCCATAACTCTATCCATAGAGAAGGACGGAAGCGCGGTAACGCTGACTTCTGGGACGCTGAGCCTCTACAAGCCTGGAGGCTCAGCGGTCGTGGACGCGGTATCTGGCACGGTATCCACAGGGACATTCACCTCGGCCACCATCGCAAGCGCGACGACTGACGCGGAGACCCTTGGCGACCAGTGGCTCGTCAAGGTAGACCTTGTCATCAGCGGGGCGACCTTCACTTTCTACAATGACGCCGCCTTGGTGGCCGCTCGGCTTTATCCGCCCGTCTCGCAATCGGACCTCGTCTACCGACATAGCGAAGTCGTCAGCATGTTGAAAAGCGGGGTGTCCTCGCTTCAGAACTACATCGAGCTGGCCTGGTTCGACATCGTGAACCGCCTGTACTCTTCCGGCTGCACCTTCTGGAAATGGCGCACCTCGTCCGCCCTTCGGCCCGTGATGTTCTCCCGCTGCTTTCAGCTCATCTTCAGGGACTACGCCACCCTGCTCGATCCCGATGATCGCTTCAGCGAGCTGGCGGACTTCTACGCAGAAGAGTTCGAGCTTGAGTGGGAGCGGATGCGAAGCCGGGTAGACACCGGAGAGGACGACACCATCAGCGCAGACAACAAGCCGGCCTCGGCTGTCATCATGCTGTCGAGCGGGGCCAGGTCGAGACGAGGGCGTGGTGGACGATGACCCCCGGCGCCTGCCTCACTGCCGTGATTGCTCGCCTGGTGGCGGCTGGTCTAACGCAGGCCCTCTCGCCCTTGGGCGTGAGGAATCAGACAAACCAAGTCATCGACCAGAGCTTCTCGGTGGCCCCGGTCAGCGTGGCGCCCTCGCCTTCTCCCGACCGCTCCAAGGCAACCGCCGCAGGCGTCCGAGTCGAGCAGGTTTTCGACATCCAACTTGGGCACAAGGTCAGGCCGACCGATGGTCTCGAGGCTCCCAGCACGGCACTCGGAGACCTGCATACAACTTTGAAATACCTGGCCGCAGGGAACACCAGTCTCACCCAGGGCACCTCGATCCGATTCGGACCTGCAACGATGGAGTATGCGGGCTCCGGCGCCTTCCTGATCCAGTCCTTCTCCTTCACCGTGACCTACAACCTCACGCTGGTGATTTGAGATGAGCGCGATCCGAGTCCCGATCATGCTGACGAGCGTAGACGGCGCCATCGCCCGTCTTCACGGTGCGCCGCGTGCCCTCGCTCCCAACGAAGAGCGGAAGCTCGTGGATTGGAGCTATGAGATTATCAGCAGAATCAGGGCAGAGTGGCCGGTAGACACTGGCACCTCGCGAGCCGCCTGGACTTTCGTGAACTCATATCAGCCAGGCGAGGTCTCAATCACGCTGAAGAACCCGATGTGGTACTCCTCATTCGTCCACTATCGCGGGAGCCCCAAGGCCAAAGGCCGGCACGGTCGCTGGATGGTGCCATCCGTCTATGAGGAGCTCATCCCGCGAGTCTGGGCCGGCGTGGTGGACGATGTCGTCAGCAGCATGATCAAAGAAGTCGAGATCACCGAGAAGGCGTATCAGCGCCGCCAGAAAGACCGCGGCGGAATCCTCGGCGTGGTCGAGACCTTCATGGACATCTTCCACCCCTGGAAGGAGATGTCCCCGTGAGCGAGAGCGTCACCATCACCTCGAGCATCAAGTTCGACCTCGAGAAGTATTCGGAGGCCGAACGCCTGGTGCTCGAGGACCACGGCGAGAAGCTCGATAGAGCAGCAAAGGAGCAGTGGCGCGGCTGGGCATACGGGAAGCAGAACAGGCCCCCAACGAAGTACTACGGCAAGCCTGGCACCTCTCGCGCTGGCTGGCAGATGAACGTCACAGCGGGCCAGTCAGGGCACCTCCTGGAGCTTGTGAACAAGGCCAAGGACCCCAGGAGGGGGAAGGGCAAGGGCAAGCACTATGCGGGCTACATTCACCGCGCAGGCAAGCCCTCCGATTACCGCGCCTGGTTCGAGGTGCTCGACATCGTGAAGAAGTCCATCCCAGACCTAAAGGCACAGATGGCAGAGGCAGCCCTTGAGGCGTTGACCCAGGGCCAGCCAGCAAGGCAGCTTCGCACTAACAGACCAGAAGAGTTCATTGACGAGGTCGTCCTTGGCGGTCTCGTCGGATAATCACCAAACAAACAGGGAGCTACAGTGGCAGTCAGCACGACGGTTAAAACGAGGAGAGATGGCACAATCTCGATTATGGACTCAGGGGCGACGAATACCTATGTCGTCGCCTACGAGGGCGCGGGAGATTTCGCCTTCGACAACGGCAGCGAATCCGCAGAACGCTTGACCATTATGGATCGGGGTGCCATCGTCGGCCTTCGCAAGGGCAACGACCAGGTCGGCACGATCTCCTTCTCCGTCAACATGTTGGAGTTCACCAACTCCACCGCTGACAACCTGCTCGGTGTCCTCGACAATGAGGTGAGTTGGACCTCCACCGGCGGCACTGGCTTCGAGCAGTTTCTGTTCACTGTTCGCCTGACCATCGAGGGGACCGATCACGGAGAGGCAGCCGATGCCTATGCTGAGTTCTCGAAGGTGAAGATGGACTGGAGCTTCAGCGAGGGCGACCCTGACACTGTCAATATCACTGGCGAAGTCTACGGCGGCATCACCTACGGCGGCATCTAAGAGATCACCCAAAGCAGGAACCAACCATGAAACCGATCACCCTTCCACCCATGGGCGAAATCACGCTTAAGCCTCCCTCCTCATTCGCGGCGATCTACGACACGCTGAACATCTACGGCTCACTCAAAGATGACCCCGCCAAAATGGCGCGGCTCATCTGTGCCTGCATCGGTATGTGCTGGGACGAGGACAATGCCGGACCACGCCCCCCGGTGTATCCAGTCGCAGAGGCTGACCCCATCGCCTACGGGGGAGGGGTGATGGACTGGCTCGCCTCGAGGGGAGTCCCCCTTTTTCCCTTATACGGGCGCGGCCTGGAGATACTAACGGAGATGCACGGCGAGCTCCCGACGGCTCAGGAGGTAGAGAAAGAGAAGGATTTTTCCGAGGCCAGGGCGCTATCGACCGCGAGATCCTGACCGTGGAGCGGCAGTGGAATCGCGACCCTGGCTGGTTTTATACACTCGACAGGCATCGTCAGGTTCAACTGCTCGCTGATTTCCACCTGACCCACGAGACCCCAGAGCAGACGAAGAAGCACCAGAAGCGGAGCAAGCGGGAAGTCTTCGAGAAGCACCGGAACTCCTACATGCAGCGGCACGGCATGACGGCTAAGGGCAGCAGCTGATGGCGAAAGACGGCGGCAAGATTGAAATCAAAATCGGCGCCGATGCCTCGGAGCTGGAGGCCGAGCTAGGCCGAGCCTCGAGTGCGCTGGCTGACACTGCAGCCGACGCCACCAAGCTCGGTGACAAGGTAGACGAAGCCGCCGAGGACATGAAGGCGTCCGCGAAGAAGATGGGCGATCTGTCGGATTCTGCCGAGAATACGAAGGACGAGCTCGGGGAGCTCTCATCGAGCATGGGAGCCCTCTCGAACGCTCTGGTCTTGGTCGACCCCCGATTGGGCTCCCTAGCGCGGGGGCTGGGAGACTTGGCGGGCGCCAGCGAAGGAGCGATCAAGCTAACGAGGCTCCAGGGTGGCGCCCTCTCGTCGATGCTCCCCAAGCTCGGGCTAGTGGGTGCGGCGGTTGGCGCCCTGGGCGCGACATACCTGATCCTCAAGCACAACGCCGCCAAAGCAAGCGAGGCGTTCGCGGAGCAGGCAGCGCGAGCGGAGGCGCTGCGCCCCCTGATCGATCTGCTAAGCGAGGCAGCCCTTAAGCACGCCGTCGCGACCGAATCCATGACAGCGGCAGAAGCAGATGCCATCAGAACAGGTCGGACCCTGGACGCGCAGTTCACGGAACAACGCACGAATCTCGTGCAAACACTCTCGGATGAGGCCAACCAACTGAAGCGAATGGAGGCGCGTTACGCCAGCTATCACGCCGGCCTGGTTCAGCTCAAGATGCGGACTGAAGGCGTAACGGAAGCAGAAGCCGACCGGGCGGCTCTGGATGAGCTCGTCAATCGCCAGCGGCGCGAGGCACTCGAGAATCAACGCTTGAAGATCGATGGTCTGCAAGCAGAGTTTGATTCGATCAACAGCGCCATCGTTACAGTCCGATCCCTCACAGAAGAAACGGATCGACTGAATACAGCTAATCAGGACACGCCGCCGATCCTCGAACCAGCAGCGGCAGCGGTGGAGGAGCTGACCCTAAGCTACGAGGAACTGCTCGCAGCTATGGGCGCCTCCCTGGATGTATTGCGCGATCTTGATCGCTCATCAGAGGACCGCCTCAACGCCTTGAGGAACGAGGGCGATGCGGTGGCGCAGCTTGAGGAGCAGCGACGGAAGGCTCTTCAAGCGGTGCGCGATGATCTGGACTCCCGCATTAAGGCGATGGAAGACTTCAACGCCACCTCTCTCGAGATGAGCGACGATGCCTTCAACGAAGAGATCGCCGCAGCGAGGCGCATGGGAGAAGTCCAGGCTGCCGGCCTGGCTGAACGCCTAGAGGTGGAGGAGCTCTACGACGCGAAGATCGCGGAACTCCAGCAGCAGGAAGTCGACCGGGCGGCAGACTCCTGGGATCAGCGAGTGCAGGCAGCGAAAGACGCCCACGAGAAGATCCGATCCGAAGCATTTGAAACCGCCGAAACCGATCTCGGAATAGCTCAAGACCTGACCGGATCACTAGCCCAGCTCGGTGATGCTCGCCTCGCCTTCCTGACCCAGAAGGGCGACGAGATGACACAGGCGGAGAGGGACGCCGCCCTTAAGCAGTTCGAGATCAATAAAGCGTTAGCGATTGCCGAGGCTGGAATCCTGGCCGGGACCGCCAGCCTCAAGGCCTTCGCGGAACATGCCGGCAATCCAATCCTGGCGGCAGCGATGTCAGCCCTGGCCTTCGCGACTGCCGGCATGAAGACCGCGCTCATCGCCGGGTCTCCTCCTCCGTCCTTTGAGGAAGGCGGCATCGTGCCAGGCGCTGGCGAGACTCAGATCATGGCGCACGCTGGCGAGGGTGTCCTAACCGCCTCCACCACCAAATCCCTCGGCGGCAAGGCCGGAATCGACGCTCTGAACAGCGGCGACATCACGACCCAGCTCAGCACCTTGATCGGCGCGACCCAAGGCATAGGCCCGCAGGTGGCCGCAGCGGTAGCCTCCCAGCCGATTGTCGTGCAGATGGTCTATGACAATCAGACCTTCAATGCCTTCATCGTGGACAACCTGCGGCAACCAAACGCGCCGCTTGCTAATTACATCAAAGGCAAAGCCGCGCTTGGCCTGATGGGGGCGTTCACAAAATGAGCGAATACACCAAGGCGAGCTTTCGGGGCCTCTTGATTCCTGACGACCGATTCAAGGCTGAGGAAATATCAACCGCTGACGGCACTTTCACCCAGGCTGGCCCCCGGCCAGGTGTCCCAGACCCTCAAGACAATACCGATATGGTTCTCCACTCGAGCGGCGATCAGTCAGCAGCTCAAGACCTGCAGATACTTGCCCTGAAGGGCGGCTTTCCTGTAGATGGTCAGGCGGGCTTCGTCTGGAAGAACTCAGCCGATGCCGGCACCCTCTACCGTGGGGGCGACTTCCCCACCGCTATCGCCTCATGGCAGCCTGTGACCGAAGCCGACACAACCATCGCTGGCCCTGTGCTGCCGATGACCACTCGCTTCCCCCACGCGATCACCCTCGCCAATGGGAAGGTGATCGTCGGTTACAACTGGTACAACTCGAACCACGCCACGACAGAAAACAAACTGCAAGTCAAGGTGCTGGACAACTCCGCCTATACCTGGGGATCAGCGGTCACTGTCGCCAGCCGCGCCACCTTCGCCAGCCTGACGGGCGTGGATGTCGTCTACCATCCATCTCTGGTCGAGCTCCCTGGTGGCCGGATTCTCCTCTTTGCTCTCTATCGAAAGAGCGGGACCACCGTGCTCGCCCAAGTGGACATGTACTATTCGGACGACGACGGCGCGACCTGGGCGGCTGGCGCAGTCAATACGCTGCCGGATGGCATCGACTGCACGGCTTCGTCTGCGACTGGCTACACCATGAACCGCTGCCGTGCCATTCTCCACAATGGGCAGATCTGCCTGGTTCTCAGCGGGCATGTCGGCGCGAACACCACCTCCCTATCTGGCGACGAGATCTGGCAGTACGCCTCTGATGATTACGGCAACAGCTTCTCATTGGTCGAGCAATGGGATCTCGGTGTTGCCGCGGCTGATGTCAACACAGGCGCTAGTCCTGATCTGGTAGTGGCCGGCGGCTTTATCCTGATGGTTTACCTGTCACCAAGTGGTAAGCAAAGCTATGTCCTGCGTAGTGGTTCAGCGTATACGCCCTTTACCTATGACACTGCCACGCGAGCTATCCCGGGCTGTGAGTCCGAATGCACGACCGCAAGCGCGGGTGACCCAGGCCATGAGTATGTAGTGATCGGCAATGTGGCGATCTGGCGTGACGATGACGGGGCCGTCTATACCATGTCACGGCAGACCGGAACCACGGGCCGCCCGATCATCATGGGAGTCTCTCGAGATGCCGGCAAGAGCTGGGCGCCTGCCGGCTACGACTCAACGAATGGCGCCGCCGACATCGGGAGCCTTCTAAATCTTGGAGATGACGACACATACCCGCTGGAGTATTCCTGTGTCGCTCAAGGTGGCCGCACCCTCTGTCTTCACACCAGGGCCGCCGCACACGCTCCCGCGACTCGCTACGACGAGAGTATCGGCTGTGCCTATCTGGGCGGCTACTCAACCGTCACCATGCCGGCTGTCACTGCCTTTTCTAAGGAGACCAGGCGCGTCGGCTGGGATAGGAACTGGGTGCCGTTCGAGAAGCCCGACAACGTCGGCTGGACATCCTTAGTCGGAGGGGCAGGCGCGGCGACTCTGAACGCGGCCTATCTTCGACTTCAAAGCGCAGATGCCAGCGCTGACGATGCTTACTATCGCCTTCGGCCCACCACCGTCCTGGCTGATGGAATGATGGCCCTAGCGACGATCAAGGTCATCGCCGCGCCCGACCCAGCGACCGATCACACCGTCTTTCTGGAACTGGACTTAGGCGATGGCTCCTCCGCGCACGGCTATAAACTCCGGGCTGCCGTTGGCGAGGACAAGATCGTCTGGTGGGACGAGGTGGGGAGCTCGACGCTTGCCACGACCAGCAGCATCGACACTACCGATGGCGTTCAGATCCTCATGGCGATTCAGGAGACGGTGGCCGGGACTGGGAAGGCCTCGACATGGTATCGGACCTTTGATGTCGACGCGCACACCGACGACCGGCAATGGACTCCGGTGCTTTCAAATCAGACCATGACAGATACAAGCGGCACGCTCACCGGCGCGGTCTACTTCGGCGCCCTCGACGGCGCCACCGCTTCCGCCAGCTCGGACTCCTACTGGTACGGCGTGCACATCGTCACGCAAGCAGGAAACGCAGGCGAGCAGCTCGCGGCTGGACAGACGAACCCGGACGACCTCTTCCCCAAGCCGTTCCGGGCTACCTCAATGTGGGTCAATGACGGTGTCAGGATTGCGGCAACGGATGGGCCAGCATGGCGCGATGACGACTGGAGCATCGCGACCCGGTACAGCTACAGCATCGATCACGTCTATCCCCTGCAGCATCCCAGCCCCCGCATCGGCTGGCGCTCTACCGGCGTTACTCAAGAGCAGATCGCGTGGCGTTTCGATGGCGTGAACCAGTACCCCGTGCTCGGGATGTACCTGGACAGGATCAACTTCCAGACCGGTACATTGGCTGGCTATGACGACGATTCGACAGCGTGGGTAGACATCGCGAGCTTTGACACCGCGGTCGAGTTCTACGATCTGCCGTACACCAGGAAGGGCGACCTGATCATTCCCAACGTCTCCGCGCTTCACTCGCCAGGAATCCGGTATATCCACGCTAACGAGCTGCAAGACTGCACAGTCGATCTTGGTTCCAGTAAGTTTCGGAAGGTGTCGAGCAATACGGCAGGCCTCTGGCGATACGCGACCACCCAGTATCCGACGCTTCGGCTGACGACGGTAGACGGCACAGAGCCCACGACAGGTAGGATGCAGATTTGGGGGCGCCGCATGCTTATGGTGGTCTCAGGCCAGGCGGCTCTCTACTCGGGCTATCGCCTGACCATCGACGCTCAGACGAACTCTGACGGCTACTTTGAGATCGGGACAATGGCGCTCGGCCCTGTCCACTATTTCGCAGAGGATTACTCCTGGGCGCGGAGCTTCAATACCACCCCGAATACCGACCTCAAGACCTACGCTGACGGCACCCGCACCTCGAGCATCAACGGCCCACCTCGTCGGGCGGTCTCCTTCGGTTGGGCTGATGCTGTGGACGCTGCGCCGATGTCAGGCTTCCACCCCTTCCCTGACTATGTCACCGCATCAGACGCAAGCGGATCTCAAGCGGTCGGGCTTCGTGGCGCCGCTCCCCTCATGGTTCGCGACCTGGCTGAAGAGCTCAACGGGCCCCATGTCCCGGTGGTCTACATTGCGAACATCCCCAAGCTCATGCCGTCTACAAGCTCGGTGAAGTCGGTGCTTCTCAACGCCTCGAACAAGTACCTCCTCGGCGGCGACATCCTATCGAAGGCCAGGACCGAAGCCTTCTCGATCTCCTGCTGGCTCAAGAGAGCAGACACGACACATGCCGCGCACGAGTACATCGTGGAGAAGGGAGGGGGCGCCTCGGCTGGCTATGTCCTGATCATGCCATCGGGCTCGAATGATGAGATCAAGTTCTCGATCCGAGATGCGGACGGGGACGAGATCGGGCGCATCACGAACACCGAGCCCTTTAGCGACACCCTCTGGCATCACCTCGTCGTGACCTATGACGGGAGCAGTGCGCGAACTGGGATCAACATCTATGTCGATGGGCTCGCCCAGGGCGTGACGAATACAGACGATGCGACCATAGCAGGAGATACATCGTCTACTGCTAACTTCAAGGTGGCCGGCATTGGTTCG